CAGCGATCCAGATTATCTAGAGACCGCAGAAGGTGCTGCTAGAAGCGCTGCTTGGTTCTGGGCACATAATGGTCTTAACAGGTACGCAGATGCTGACGACATCGTTGGCTGCACCAAGCGTGTGAACGGCGGTACTATTGGATTGGAAGAAAGAACTGCTCACTATGCAGCAGCTAAATCTGTGCTAGTCGGTTGATTGGTATCTGATACGTTCTTTAACGTCTACGACTTTTTCGTGCTTAATCATGTCTATGATCTGGTTTGTGAGGTTTATCTCCCTGCGAACCAGATCTAATTTTACGCTGAGCTTTTTGAGTTCTTCTTGGTAATATGCCAATTCCTCTTCCTTGCGCTTGCGCATGTCGTAGACGTCGTCTAAGAGGATTAGCTTGGCTGTCATGCTTTGTACCCTACAATATTTACCATAAATATTTGATAGCAAGGTTAAAACATGGATTATTGGTACTCAGGACAACTGCGCAATTATCGTCTACAATTCATTCGCGCATTTAGCAATTTTTATTACAGCGTAGGCACCAACCCCGACGGCAGTCCTCAATTGGTGCGATGCCCTTGTCGCTACGGTGATCCGACTCGCATAGCTGCTACAGTGGTCAGGGGCAATAGCGAAAACAAACTACTAACGACACCGTTCATAACTTGTTGGATCAGCGGTCTTTCAACGGCTCCTAATCGTCGTCAGGGCCCTCAAGTGATCGATAGCATGCAGGTTGATACAAGGCAGTATGACCCTAACACTGGACAGTATCTAAACACGCAGGGAAATCAATACAGCGTGGCAAGATACATGCCAGTACCTTATGAACTAAGCATGAGTGTTGATATCTGGACGCCAAACGAAAGCGTGAAAGAACAGCTAGTTGAACAGATAATGGTTCTCTATAATCCTGCCATCGAGATACAAACCAGCAACAATCCCATAGACTGGACTGTGTTGAGTTGGATCGAAATGCAGGATCAGATAACCTGGAGCAGCAGGACTATTCCGATCGGTACAGACAATCCAATTGATGTCCTAACCATGATATTCCGCTTTCCGATATGGATCAGCCCACCTGCGCAAGTTACTCAGCAGAATCTCATACAAAGCATAGTGACCAACATCATACAAGGTGATAAGGAAACTCCAGATCAGGTAGAATGGACAGATTACGAGTTCCTAAGCAGAGCTACTACCACTCCCGGTGATTTCAGCATCAACCTCACATGGATTGGCAATAACCAATACACAATGAGCCTAGCTAGTTCAGGCGGCGATCCGCAAGAACTACAAAACAAAGCTACGGTTACCTATTCCCAAGTCAATCCTGTTCTCACTCCTGGATTGAGTTTCAGTTTCAATGGCATCTTAATTCCAATAACAACCAGCAACATAGCAACCTTTGTTGATAATGCTGCTGCGCTGATGGTCAACACCAGCTATAACATCCAGCTTCAAAACTTCAATCAGATCATGTTTATCAACAACACAGCTGGTGATAATGTCTTTGAAAATGTCATAGGCAATCCTCTGCAGGGCATGGGACTTTTGCCAACCACATATCCGGGTGGACAGATAGCGTGGTGGCGATTGTTTGCTGCTTTTGGTACCCTGAATCCTTACAGCACCTATGGTACAAATGCCAGCCAGATCACTGTATGGACAACAATACCAAATCAAGATCCGACCACCACTTATCAGGCAGCAGGTTGGATAGATCCACATCCAACCGATCAAAATCTCATAATATGGACGGTAGAGCCAGACAGCGTACCAGCTACGACCATTCCGGCAGTCACAGCTGTGATCGATCCTCAGCAAAAAGCTCCAACGCTTGGGTTGCCACCAGCTGCGGTAAATCAAAGCTATTTGATAACAAACGCTCCTAGCCAAAGCAGCGCAGGCTGGGGCAATCTCTATGCCAATGCCAACGACATCATAAGCTTTGATGGCACAGTCTGGTACGTGTCTTGGTCAGCTGCTAGCCATAGCTTTGCCAATCAACAGGGCACCATGGATTATGTTCAAAACATGTTCACAGGAAAGCTGTTGGAATGGAACGGAGAACAGTGGAGCGAATACATACTGCCTCGTTACGCTCCTGGTTACTGGCGACTGGCTCTATAAATATCACATGCTGACAGAAAAGATTTCCAATCTCAACATTGATGAGAAGAAGTTTGAGAGTGTTTTCACTCCCGAAGTCAAACGAGTTGCGGAGGTTCTACGCAAGTATGGATTTGATGCTAGAGTAGTCGGTGGCGCAGTGCGAGATTTTGTCCGAGGCGAAGCTCCAAGAGACATTGACTTTGCCACTGATGCTGATCCAAGTGAACTGATCTATATCTTCAACATGGAAGACATACCGCACGACGACAAGGGCATTAGCCACGGCACTATCAAAGCTGTTTTCGGCAATGACAAGGTAGACGTTACCAGCATAGCCTACAAGCTTGAACTCAAAGACGGCAAATTGCGCATCGTGCGAGGTCAAGACTGGGAACAGGATGCGCAAAATAGAGATCTAACCATCAACAGCATGAGCATTGACAAGGACGGGGTGCTCTATGACTACACCGGCGGTCTTGATGATTTACGCAATCAAAGAGTAGCTATGCTGCCTATGACCCACGACAAGATCAAAGAAGATCCACACTTGATCATGCGTTGGTTCAAAGCACTTGGTTACTTTGACAATCCTCGTTGGCCCAAACATGATTATGCCGTGGTCAAACAAAACATGCCGCTGCTGGCACAGATCAAAGGCGACGAGAAAACTGATCGAGAACTGAGCAGCATCATGCGCAGCAAGAATGGCCAGAAGATCATTCGCATGATGTGCGACATGGGCGCAGACAAGTACCTGGGAATAAATTGCGATTGATGTGGCGTAACCACACAATTACGCATGTCAAAAGATCTCATAATAGGTTCATTTACCAACTACAACTGGGATAAGATCCAGTATTGGGTCAACAGCATTGATGCCTGTGGATTTACCGGCGACAAGGCCATGTTGGTTTTTAATTCACAGCTCAGCACAGTGCAAAAACTCAAAGACAGGGGTTTCAAGATTAAGGGATTTCACCAAGATCCTGTTACCGGAAATCTATTTTACAATGGCCAATTGATCATAGTGGTAGAGCGTTTCTTGCACCTGCATAGGTTCTTAGAAAGCCTGATGAAACAAGAAGACTATCGCTATGTGATACACACAGACGTCAAAGACGTGGTCTTCCAGCGAAATCCCAGCGAATGGTTAGATGCTAACATAGGCGATGCTAAGATACTGGCCAGTTGTGAGAGCCTGCAGTACCAGCACGAACCCTGGGGCAATGAAAATCTACACAACAGCTTCCCGTGGATGTACAACCAGATGAAAGACAGCCCAATCTGGAACTGCGGTGTGCAGTGCGGCGTACCCAGCGTGATGAAAGACCTTTGGATGAACATCTATCTGCTCAGCGTAGGCAGCCAGCACGCTACCAATGTTCACAATCCAGATCAAGCTGCCTACAATGTTTTGCTCAATCTAGAACCCTACAAGAGCATCACCAAATTTAGCATGAGCGAAGACGGATGGGCCTGCCAAGCTGGTACTAGTTATGATCCAGCTAAGATGCACACTTTCAAACCGCATCTCTTAGAACCACAGCCAAACTGGGATGGCGAATGCGCAACTACTAGCAATGGCACGAAACATTACATACTGCACCAATACGATCGCATACCAGATTGGAAACCCATAGTCGAGGCCAAATATGCAGGTTAATCTACAAGAACTCTATCAAGGTGTTGACAGCATGCTCAACCGGTTAGGCGTGCCGCATTTCAATCCTGGTCGCAGCATTGTTACGAGCGTATACGGTAAAGAGATAGCCAGCGGATACGTTTTAATGCGAGAGCTTATCCTGCAGAAAGTATCCTTGCCTATAGAAATATTCCATCGCAAAGATGAGATCACTCCGCAGCAAGCAGCAATCTTGCGCAGTCCAGCACCAGACCAGATAACCGTGACTGAGATCAAAGGCAATGCCAAAGATTTCACTACCATATACGGCACCAAGGCAGGTTGGAGCACCAAGATTTATGCGCTATGGGAAAGCCAATACACAGAAAATTTATGGTTAGATGCTGATAGCTTTCCAATCCGCAATGCCGAATTCTTATTTGATGATCAAGAATACCAAGACAAAGGGAGCTTGTTCTGGCGAGATGTGTTCAGCACCGATCGAGCTAACCGCTATCACGACGAAGCTCCAATGTGGCGCATATTCAACGTCAATCCCAATGATGGCGAACCGTTCGAAACTGGTCAGCTGCTGTTCAACAAAGCACAGTGCTGGGCCGAAATGAATTTGGTAAAACACTATGCCGATAACTGCGAAATCTATTATCATTTTGGCGGCGACGCAGAGACCTTCAGGATGGCTTGGCAGCATTTAGATCTACGCAATGGCAGTAGGCCTAGTTACATCAACTATCAAGCAGATCCGAAGGTACCATACGGGTTCATGCCATTTGGTCCGTTCCACAAAGGCAATGCCAATCAATACAAGAAGTGGGGCGGTGGTACAGTCATGGTCCAACGCGATCGCAATGGTAACGAACTGTTCAATCATCGTAACATGGAAAAGTTTACTCTCGGTAACAATCCAGTGTATCACGATATTACCAACGAGTTACGTTATCATCAACACATCGAAGATCTGAGGCGTTTGGTATGATTGATCCCGTAACCACTGTGAAATTTCCAGAGACGTGGCCTATTAAACGAGAACCAGCAAGGTTACCAGAACAGCGCATAGATTACTGTGGCGGTATGAAATTTGACGATAACTTCGATTGGAATAATCTATGGTACGACTGTGTACAGCTCAATGAGAACCAAACCATCCTGATAGGACCACCAATCTATGATGCCAAGAATTGGTTCAAGGATCACGCAGGATTTGGCGACAGCGACAACAACCTGCTCAATTACCAGTTCTATGATCTCGACCGTGTGAGCTACACAGTGGTTCAGACTCGCAAGCTTGATTCTCATATCGTGCTGCTGAGCAAAGACACAGATCCATTGGCAATCGAAGTAAACCATAACGATGGATACTTCAACGGTCACAAGGTCATGGTAACTCTTCAGAAGGACAATCCAATCGAATGGATCGAACAATGGATGGACTACCATTATCGGGTTCATGGCATAGATGGATTTCTCATCTATGATAACAGCAGCACCAAGTACACAGTAGGTGAGATGGATCATCGCCTCAGCAGAGATTACCTCAAGCTTAAGATAGTACCATGGCCGTATCCATATGGTCCACAAGGCAGCGATTATGCTCCCTGGGACAGTGATTATGGTCAATACTGCATGCTAGAGCATGCCAAGTATCGTTACCTCAGCCATGCTAGCATGGTACTTAACAATGATATAGATGAGCTGATAGTTACAAAAGGTCCAACTCTAGAACAGATTCGAACACAGCTGGATCAAGGCCCTCAGCACTGCCTTTATTATCTTGGCAAATGGATCGAACCACATGATGTGCCAAACAACCGAGGTGCCTATGAGCTGCCATTTGAATCTCGTAGATTCAAAGATTACTGCTGCATGGACGAAAATAACAAGCGCGGCATTGGCAACAAATGGATGTTGGTTCCAAAACACTGCATGAACTATCAATGGCGAGTGCATCACATCTCTGGTCCAGCAGGACAGAGCACCGATCTATACTACGCCCATTATCTAGCTATGAACACTAACTGGAGCTGGCCAAGGGACAAGTTCGACGGCGATGTCATGAATTTACGTCCAGAACCGTGGTTACACACTGCGCTACAGAAGATAGAGGTGTACAAGTAAATACATCATGACCGTTTATCACATGCACCATATAATACCAAAACACATGGGCGGCACAGACGATCCGTCAAATTTGATAAAGTTAACCATAGAAGAGCATGCTCTAGCTCACAAAAAACTGTGGGAAGAACACGGAAAGGTTGAAGATCATATAGCCTACAGAATGTTATCTGGACAGATTACCGTAGCCGAAGCCACCAAACTAATACAGAAAAAACCAAAATCAGAAGAACACAAACGTAAATTGCGCGAAAGTAATATTGCTGCAAAAAGCACGGAAGAATATAAAGCACTTGCTAGTACAAGAGCAAAACAACAACATGCAAATGGTCCATCTGGTTTTTCTGGGCACACACATACTTTAGAAACGAGACTTAAAGTTGGGGCAGCACACAAAGGCAAAAAAATTACAGAAGAAACTAGACAAAAATTACGCGAAACATGCAGTCGTCCTGGTCCAAAGAATGGCATGTGGGGCATTACTAGACCAAGAGTATTATGCCCGCATTGTAATAGAGATGTAGATCCTGCAAATGCATCTCGGTGGCATTTTGACAAATGTAAGGAAAAGATTGATGTCTAAACTATTATTTGTCGTTCATAGGTATGCCCCGTATCCAGGCGGAAGTGAATACTATACAGCTGCCATGGCCGAAGAAGCACTAAGCCGCGGACATCAAGTTGCTGTGTTAGCAGGAGAACACCAAGGTGACTACAATGGTGTTCATGTGACCAGCGATGCTCAGATATTAGGAGCACCATGGGATCTC